CCAGCCAGTCCAGAGAGTCGATGACCAAGGTTTTGAAACCATGGTCCGGAGTGCACAGGGCGGATATTGCCTGCCTGACCTCGTCCATACTCTCGGCCAGCTTGGGGAATGTGGGCACGTCAAGAGCTGCGGCGCCATCTTCCGTGCGGAGCAGGATCGGCTTTTCGAATGTGGTGCCGAGCGTTGTCTTGCCGAGGCCGGGAGGGCCATAGACAAGAATCTTCTGTGCGGGGAATGTCGCGTTTGCCGCGACGATGTTGCCAAGGTCGAACATTATGCCTCCAGCGCCGCGAACGACACGGACGGTGTTGCAGGCTTGATGACCATGGCCTGACGCACCAAGTCGGCCTTTGGGCTGTGCTTCAGGAATCCGTCGAGCTCCTTTTTAGCGCGGGGCTTGAACTCCCATCCGAAGAGCCCGAAGAATTCATTGTCACCCAGGCCGAAGCGGGCCTGCTGCAGCTGGTCCTGGTCCCAGCTGATATTTTCCTTGCGCTGCACCGTGGCCTTGAATCCGCGTCCCACCAGGTGGGCAGTGTTCTTGCCCTCTGGAAACTTCGCCTGCTCGGCCAGGATGGCGCCGATCTCGCGCAGTCGCTGCGTCTTGGACTGAACTTCTTCCTTGAGCATGGCGCCCTCTTCGATCAAACTTTCAAGCTGTTGTTCTGTCATTTTTCTTCTCCTTGATGGTCTTTCTGGCCCGGTCGAGGATCATGGCCGCCACGATGGCGTGGCCCGGTATTTCCGTCACTGGCGCTTTCCCTGGCAGCCCTATTGCTGCGCGCAGAATCTTCCATGCTCGTGGCGTCATGATTGCCTCCGTTATTGTTCTGGGTCGTTTTTCGGGACTTCGATGGGCAGCTCGCGCTCCAGCTCCGCGCTGGTCAACTTGCGACGCTTGAGGACTTCGCCGGTGTCGAGGCGCTTGGAATAGAGCTCGCCGCTGAGGAAGCTTTTGACCTCGATGCACTCGACTTCACGCATTTCCCAGCGCTGGCGAAATGTGTTCTTCCCGCTGCGGATGCGCGCCTGGACCGCCTCGATCTTTCCGGCGAAGTCCTTGGTCACGGCCTTTTTCTGCTCTTCGAGTTCCTGGAGCTCCAGCTGCTGCTCGGCCAGGCTTCCGGCCAGGTCGTCGAGCTCTTCCTTTGTGAGCTCGCAGCGCAACACGTCGCGGAATTCCTTTTCCTTGATGCGCGGGCTGGTCGCGGCGGCGAACTCTTCACCGGTCATGGTGACGCTTTTGTCGCCGTGGATGATCGTGATCTCAGATGCTTCCATTGTTCCTCCGTTTCTTCATCTGCTGATAGATTGCTCTGCGGCCTGTGTTGACGAGTTGGTAGGATATGCGCTTGATAAAGCCGGCCGGGCTCCTGACTTCATGCTTAATCCATTGATACTCCCGCTCTCTCGGGCTGAAGTTGTCGCCATAGACCAACTTACGCAGGGCCTTTGCTCTCTTTCCGCTCATGAATCTGCCTCCATGTTGTTGTCGAATCTTCTGGCGCGGGAGCGAGGGAGAGTCCAAAAACTCGCTCCCTGTGGTTCGGAGAGGTCCACCGGACTGGCAGCGCCGTGCCCGAGCGTGTACTTCGATTCCCCATTGTCCCCGGCTATTGTGTGTTCGCCAGGGCCTGCTCGAAGCCGACAGCATAGTTATGCGCCGGAAGATTCGACTCTATTTGATTGTCAACTTGCCCCTTCCAGCCTACCCGGCTCCTTCACCTACTTGCCTGAGCGTCTGGCTTTGCCAGCTCTGCATCCGGTCGTGTTCAGCGCTTCGCCTTTCGGCCTTCGGGCAACTCCGCCATTCGTACCGGGGCCTTCCGTGGTTGGCCTGTTCGGGGTGTGCGTCGTTGTTGAGGGCATATTACCAAAAGGAAATTAAACGTCAACAAATATTTTTCCAATTGGTAATATCAAGGGCAAAAAAAATCCCGCACGGGAAAAACCAGTGCGGGCTATGTGGCTTATGGTGTGTCAGGAATTAAAAACCGAGTTTGAATCCCTCTTTTTCTAATCGTTCAATTTCTTCTGTGATTGCCTGCTCCGAAAATCGCTCTTCAAGGTCGCGCATAAACGCCTGCATTTTCCTGCTCGCCGTTGCGGCTCCTTTCGTATCGCCCTCTTTCCCAAGCCTGTATGCGCTGTTCCTAAAGTAAAGCCAATCCTTGCACCTTTCCGTCAAATCCATTTCGTAATCTTCGTCAGAGGTTGCCTTGCCCTTGTTCGAAACAACAAGTTGCCCTTCGACAGACTTCATGACTCGCACGTCGTCAAGGTTCGTGGCTTGTTTTTTTTCTTCTGGGCCGCCATCGCCAACGACAAGCCAAACAAAGACCATCACGCCAACAATGACACTAAATATTTTTCCAATCATAAATAAAGCCCCCTTTTAAATCGCCGCTATCACGCTGATTTCCGGAGGTCAGCAAAAAAAATTGTCAGACAACTGTCTGACAACATACACTCATCTACTCGACTAGCACCAATTTTGCCCTGAAGCATGAAACTTTTGGGGCGTCACACCGAGCTGCTAGTTCGAGCGGCGCGCCACCGGCAGCGACCCGGCCCCTCTTAATTATCGCCAACCGCTTTTTGTTTATGCCGCTTTTCAGTACCGAGTATCACGTCTCCGATTTCATCAACCGTGTCCCTGTCAACCCCACGCTCTCGCATAATGCGCGATACAGCGCCCCAGATCCTGTCAACTTCGGACTGGGAGGTTGCGACTTTTGGTTTCTCACCAGGAACAACAATTTGAAAATTTAAAGCGTCGAGCATGGCGCCTATCGTTTTCAACGGCCTCCGCTCCTTGTTGATCCACCTAGAAACATCGGCACTGGTAACGCCGCAATACTCGGCCATTTTCGCTCGGCTTTCAAATTGGCTATCGGCAATTTTTTCGATGGCCTTAATGATGTCGTCTTCGATTCCCATTATTCGCCCATTATAGAATGCTTGAGCCGTAGTCATTGCCGTTTTGGTAAAAAGTATTGACATGATTCGTTTCCTTTTGGTAATGGACTCCCATGAACATAAAGCACGAAATTCAATCGTTTCTTGATCGTACCGGCTGGACGCTTTCCAAGTTCGCCAGGGAAGCGAAAATTCCTGTCCCGGTTCTTCACCGGCTCAAGACTGGCGAGCGCGAAGGAATGACATTGCGCACATACGAAAAGCTGCGCCCTTTCCTCTACGGCGACCACCCCCAGCAGCGCGCTTCCGGCGAATAGGGCCATTTCTTTTTCCATGATCGCACAAAACCACGCCAAGTCTATGCGTGTAAATGATCAATGCGGAGTCAGCCGATAATGAAGGACATCTACGAAATTATTGAGGAAATGATTGACCGCAGCGGGAAGAACCGCCGGGAGATCGCAGAGGACACCGGAAAGGAATATTCAACGCTACGTCGCGAGCTAAACCCTTTCGACCAGAACGCAAAGCTTGGGGTGGAAATGCTCATCCCGATTATGCGCTCAACTGGTCGGGCAGACGTGCTACACTATCTGGCCGAACGCATGGGTTACCGCCTTGAGCGCATCAACGCGAGCCCGAACAAGGCCACTGTCCCTGAAGAGCTTCTTGACACATATCAAAGCATCGCCGCCTATCACCAGGCCATCCAGGAGAAAGCCCCATTGGTTGAGGTCGGCAGGTTGCTCGAAGCGGCAACTTGCGAGCTTGAAGAGGACTTCGTGGCATATCGTAAAAACGCGGGGGAAGCATGCCAATGATGATTTTTGATATTTATCCAGCGATTGACGTAGAAGAGCCCATTTGCAGAACGATGGCTGAAGGCCCGGAAGAAGCATTGGCCCTTACCAGGCAAAACGCATGGGCTGAGCAGCGGATGACGAAAACGGCTTACGCGGAACGAGTCGAAGAGTAGAAAAAGAAAAAGCCCCGCAGGTGGTCAAGACCGTACGGGGCAAACAAAAGGACGAGACAAAAAATGTACCAAATCTGCGCAGAAGTCAACGCTAATTGCATCGATCTCAACTCCAGATCCATGCTCGCCGACAGGGTGAACTGGATCATCGACGCAGCCCAGGCCGGCGCCGAGCGCGAAAAGCGCAATTACCTTGGCGCATCTCTCATCGGTGGCCCATGTGAACGCCAGATCCAGTATCAGGCCATGGGCACGTCAGTGGATGATGGCAAGGGCTTTTCGCCGCGCATCCTGCGGTGTTTTGAGCGTGGGCACTGGGCTGAAGCCTACCTTGTCGGGCTCATGCGCAAAGCAGGCTTCATGCTCCTCGATGTGGATCCGGCCACGGGAAAGCAGTTCGAGTTTTCCCTTTTTGGCGGGCGATTCGCCGGTCACTGTGACGGCATTATCCCAATGTGGCGTGGTCAGGGCATGGCACCTTTTGAGCTGCCCGCGCTCTGGGAGTGTAAGTGTCTCAACTCCAAATCGAGCGCCAAGGCGGTCAAGGACAAGATCCGCGTCAGCCATCCCCGCTATTTCAATCAGGTCCAGCTCTACATGGGCGAAATGGGCCTTCCAGCATGCCTGTTCACGATTATGAATGCCGACAGTATGGAAATGCACCACGAGTTCATCCCCTACGAGGCGGCGACGCACCGGGCCATGGTTGACCGTGCGCAGCGGATCCTGGCATCCATGGATATGGGCGAACTGATCCTGCGGGGTTTCAGGGATTCGGCCGCGTGGGAATGCCGCTATTGTGATTATTCAACCCGGTGTTGGGCATGAGCGCTGCCAAGGTGATAGACCTTAATCAATATGAGCTCCAGGGCGAGCGTCAGCAGCGCGCCTCTATCAGCCTGCAGGACGCCGTGAAGGGGTTTCAGGACGCCATGGCGGCGGCAGGCCTCGGGCGGCCAGAGATCGAAGCGGATGGGCGGATCCACCGGTTTGATTTGCCAGAAGAAAAGCGCGGGAAGAAAACTGGGTGGTATCTGCTTTTCCATGACGAGCTACCTGCAGGAACATTCGGCCGCTGGGATGATGAGACGACGAAGCAGAACTGGAACGCCAAAGGACCGGCCTACAGCCTGACTCCAGAAGAACAGTCCCTGCTTGACCTGCGCGTCAAGCAGGCCAAGGAGGCGAGGGACAGGGCCAGGCTCGAAGCCCATTGTACAGCTGCTCAAAAACTGTACGACCTTTATTCGCGCCTACCTGAAGCAACCGTTGACGCTTGCCCGTACCTGCAGCGCAAGCATGTAGGAGTCTTTGGAGGGGTAAGGGCACTTCGCGACACGCTTTGCGTTCCAATGCTCGACAAGGAATTTCGTTTTTCAGGTATGCAGTTCATCGCCGCGAAAAAGCCGGCCGATGGCGGCTCGGATAAGAAGATCGGGAAGGATGTCATGGCCGGCGGGTTATTCAATGTCCTGCATGGCGACAACTCGACGGTCTATCTGTGTGAGGGATATTCAACCGGCGCCAGCATCCACATGGCCACGGGAAACACCGTCGTGTTGGCATTCAATGCCGGAAACCTCATGGCGGTCGGAAGGATCATCAAAGATTCCGGGAGATTCCAGGGAGCAAAGTTCGTTGTTGCTGCGGATGATGACAGATGGAACAGGCCGCACTTGGACGGATCCCCGAACAACCCGGGCCAGGACAAGGCAAAAGAGGTTTGCGCGAAACTCGGATTCTCCATGGTGTCCCCGATCTTCGGAGACCTGTCTTCTCATCCTACAGATTTTAACGACCTACACACGCTTGAAGGCATCGAGGCCGTCAAGCTCCAAATCACCGCAAAGAATATCGGCCCAAAGCTCACCGATTGGGACAGCTCTGCCGCGTTCACCGGAGATCCTCCGGCGCGCGAATGGCTTGTCCGAGGAGTGTTCCCGCGCGGCCAGGTTTCCCTTATTGCAGCCGCTGGAGGCATCGGAAAAAGCTATCTGCTCCTGTCCCTTGGGCGCGACGTGGCCAGTACAAATCTAATCAGGCCTGCACATTTTGGTGGGCCGATCGAACTCACTGGAAGATCCGTCTACCTATCCGCAGAAGACGACCATATCGAGATCCACGGGCGCCTAAATAGCCTTGGCGGACCGATCAAGGGATTCTATGCCGTGCCGCTCCCGAGCGCTGGCGGCGCAAAGCCATATTTCCAGGCCATCGAAAAGCAATTTGTGAAAACAGAAAGCTGGTCCGCGCTCGTTGCCCAGCTCCACACCATCAAGAACCTGACCACGCTCATTATCGACCCGATCCAACCGCTTTGCGCCATGGATCTGAACATGCCAGAAGCTGCCCAGGCTGTTTGCTCTTTCTTGGCCGACCTGGCCGCAGACATGAACATTGCCGTTATCGTCGCTCACCATTTCAGAAAATCAACCGTCACCAACGCAGAAGACGCCAGAAACGCCATTCGAGGGACAGCTGGCCTGGTTGACGGTGTACGGTCCGTCTACGCCCTATGGCAGGCCCCGGAAGGCGACACCAAGAAGTCCTGTAAAAAACTATGCATCCCCATCAAGGAAGACACCCTCGTTTATGGATGCGTGGTTAAGGGCAACGGACAGAAGCTTTCCGGGGTGCGGAAATTCATTCGTGCGGATCACGGGGCGCTCATCGACATGACCAACGAGCTCAGGGATTGCGTTGATGATGACACACTCCTCATAGCCCTAAAAGAGATCATCGCAGAGGCCGCAGAGGACGGGAAGCCATACACCAAGACGGGCGCAAACGGCCTCTATGACCGCCGTGCAGAGCTACCAGAGCCGCTTTGCCTGATGGCCAGGGGTAAGCTTTGGGAGCTCGCTGAAACACTCATGGCATCCGGAGATGTGCGCACATGCTCCGCCAAGGGTTCGAAAACGGTCAAATGGCTGGACGTGACAGACGGATCTTTCGCCGTCGGGGATGGATGTTTTGCCCCTGGATTTTTCTCTGCATCAGAAAAATCTATAGAATGAATAGAAAAAACCGTTTCCATGATTTTTTGCTTTCCGGAAATTCCACGGTTTCCAAAGAAGGCAGAAACGTACATTTTGTTAATAATTTCAGCGGGTAACATACGTTTCCGAAAAGTTAAAATTTCCGGCCTTTGGAAAGGTTTTAAGTAACTGAAATAACATACGTTTCCGCGTTTCCGAAATTTACCCCCTACGGGGGAGTATGTACGTCGGAAACTCAAGTTCCGGCCGTACACTCCATGGTCCCCATTTGTGCGAAACGGAAATCGAAACGAGGAGAATGAAAAAAATGAAGTGTGAAAATTGCAAATTCGCAAACCATGATTTTGGTCCAAAAGAAGGCGGATGGTATTCGTGCAGGCGCCATGCGCCGCGCCCACGGCTGAACGGCGAAATCGACGTTCAAATGCATGGAGACATGATGATTTGTTGGCCAGGCGTGCACGCTGACGACTGGTGTGGCGAATACCAGCCCAAGGCAAGCGCATGACCCTGATCCTCCCCTGGCCACCTTCAACCAACAAGACATGGCGTCGATCCGGAACGCGCATCCACGTTTCGACAAAGACGAAGACCTTCCGCATGGCGGTGGCCAGCATCGTCATGGCGTCCAGGATGGCGCGCCCAATT